GCTTATTTTGTACGTTGACACCCTTTGCGAAAACAAAAGATTGATCCAGAAAATGCAGAGCGCAAAAGACTCTGTTTACCCGACCAAATACGGCCTCGACGAGAACGGGAAAAAGGTTCCTATTAAACTTACTTCGGTGCCATGGTACAACCAATTGATCGCGCAGAAAAAACTTGCTCTAGTATTTGCCACTCACTTTGGAATGACCCCAAGTGCGCGCGCTCGAATTGTATTCCTGGGAAGCTCCGCAGATGACGGACGGGACGAAGACCCATTCAATTAAAAAAGCCCTCGCCTGGCGGAAGGATTATTATTATGACCGCCATGCAGCTCGCAGGGTTATCAAATTTTTCGCCGAGCATGTAAGACACACCAAAGGAGACTTTGCTGGTAAGCCGTTCATACTTGAGCGCTGGCAGAGAATTATTACCCGTCGACTTTTCGGATGGAAAAGAAAGATTGATGATTCGAGAAAGTTTCGAACTCTTTTTGTTTTCGTTCCCCGCAAAAATGGAAAGTCTACCTGGGGTGCAGGTATCGCCCTTTACCTTCTACACGCCGACGGTGAGCTAGGTGCTGAAATAGTTTCTGCTGCAGCGGATACGGATCAGGCGAACGTAGTTTTCAGTGTCGCAAAAGACATGAACGACGCCGATGATCTTTTGAGAGATCGAGCGAAAAGTTTTAGGCGCTCTCTTGTCTGTCACAAAACTGGATCGAGCTACATCGTCATAAGCTCCGATGCTCATACTAAGCACGGTAAAAACTTGCATGGTATTTTGTTCGATGAGCTTCACACACAGAAGGACCGTGAACTATACGATGTTTTAAAAACGTCGACTGGGGCGCGTCGTCAACCGCTCGAAGTGTACATGACCACAGCCGGTTTTGATCGGCACAGCATTTGTTACGAAATGTATACTTATGCAAAAGCGGTCGCAGCCGGTGAGATTGAAGATCCATCTTTCTTCCCAGTAATCTTTGAAGCGCTCCCACCCGAGAATGTGAAAGACGATCCCGAATGGTGGTGTCGTTTGGAGGCTGTAAAGAAAGCAAACCCGAATTATGGGATCAGCATCTTCGCTCAATACTTTGAGAAACTAATTCAAGAAGCAAAAAATAATCCCGCAGCGCAGAACACTTTCATGCGGCTGCATTTAAACCTTTGGACTGAGAGTAATGTTCGCGCAATCAATATGTCGAGGTGGAAGGAGAACGGTGATATCGCGATCAACCTCGAAGATTTCCGTGGTCAAAATTGTATCTTGGGAGTCGACCTTTCAAGCGTCCGAGACTTAACAGCGCTCTCTATGATTTTCAAAAGAGAGAAAGGCTGGGCGGTCTTTGTTAAATTCTTTTGTCCGCAGGACCGGATTGCAGACCTTCAGCCTCAATACAGAAACATGTATCAAGGCTGGGTTAAGTCCGGCCACCTAATTCCAACCCCAGGTGGTAGCGTCGACTATGACAGAATTCGAAACGAGATAAATTCTTTATATGAAACTTTCTGCATTAGAGAGGTTGCTGGCGACCCTTGGAATTCCGTGCAACTTCTTAGACAGCTCGAAGAGAAGGACGGACTCACTGTAGTGCAAATCAGGCAGGGAACTTTTAGCCTCAATGCACCAACAAAAGAGCTTATTCGCGCGGTTGATGAGTGTGAATTAGCACACGGGAACAATCCAATACTTACCTGGAATGCTAGGAACTTTGAGACCGAAGAGGACTCGAACGGGAACCTCAGACCAGCCAAGAAAAAGAAGTCTAACGAAAAGATCGACGGGATCTCGGCTACGATCACGGGGCTTGCAAGAGCACTAGTAGCGTTGAATCATGATAGCGTGTACTCTGGGCGCGGTGTAGTATCACTTTAAGAGGGCGACCCGCTTTAAAAATTTCCGCGCTAAAAGGAACGCTCAACTATGGGCATGAAAAACTTTCTCGCGCGCATCTTCAAAAGAGCCAGTGTAAAATACGGTGATGATGCGTGGCTTGGTCGTCCGAATAATCTCGCAACAGGTCGATATCTTGGGCCCGATGATGCATTAAAGATAAGTGCATTTTATGCCGGGCTCCGCTATCTCTCCGAGACCACGGCGATGCTACCAATTGTAATTTATAGAAAATTACCGAACGGTGGGAAAGAAAGAAACACAGATCATCCACTCTGGAGAATATTAAGACACCAGCCGAACCCGTTAATGGACGCGTTTCAATTCAAAGAAACGATAATGGTCCACCTGGTTATGCGTGGGAACTTTTACGCCCAGAAAATCTTTAATGGTCGAGGAAAACTTCTAGAGCTTTACCCATTAAACCCCGATAATGTAGAACCGTTTTTTAGAAACCCCGAGGACGAGGATAGTTTAGCCTATAGAATTGTACTCCCAAAGTTTGGGCAGGTGATTATGCCACCAAGCGAGATCGTCCATATTCGCGGCCTTGGAACGGGCTGTCTTAAAGGTCTTTCGCCCATTGATTTAATGATGCAGACCATCGGGATAGCAACGGCGCAAGAAGAGCACGCGGCCTCTTTCTTTGGTCGAGGAGTGAGAGCTTCCGGCGTTCTTGAACATCCGAACCGATTATCAAAAGAAGCTTCAGATAGAATTAGAAACTCGTTCGATGAGCTTTATTCGGGCAGTAGCAATTCTTTTAGGACGATTCTTCTCGAGGAAGGTCTTAAGTGGAATCAGGTCAGTATGACCGGAGAGCAAGGGCAGTTCCTTCAATCAAGACAATTCACCGTAAATGATATCGCTCGGTGGCTTCGAGTCCCTCCGCACAAAATTGGGGATCTTACTAGATCAACAAATAATAATATCGAGTGGCAAGGACAAGAGGCGATCACAGACTCTCTCGGACCTTGGTTCGTTAGGATCGAGAGCGCACTTCTAAGACAGTGCACACCAGAAAAAGAATGGGAGGAGACCGTTGTTGAATTTCTAGTCGATGCTCTCCTTCGAGGCGATCTCACTTCGCGATATGCTGCTTATGCAGTGGGTCGAAATAACGGATTCCTAAACGCGGACGAGATACGCGCTCGAGAGAACCTAAACCCGCTTCCTGATGGTAAAGGACAAATATTCTTAGAGCCGTTAAATATGAAGCCGGTCGGCGAGGAAGACCCAGCACAGGCAGACCCGCAAAATGTAGATCCCGCTCAAGATGCGCCTCCGAATGACCCACCAGACCCGTCTCAAGATCAAATAAACTCTTGGAAAATAGTATTTGAGTCACAAGTTCAAAGAGCATTGCGGCGCGAGATCACAGCGAGAGGACGTACAAACTCCGATAACGGCAAGATGTTCGATTTTCTAACAAACGAATTAGAGTCCACGGTTACTGGTGCATTAACCAGTTGGATCGGGTTACTTCCTGCTTCATCAAACCGCGAGCAAATGTTTCGTGATATAAAAACCACCGTGCCTGAAATGTTGAAACGATATGCAACAAACTGGTGCGCTCGTTCAGAGGAGAAAAAAGAATCCTTCGAAAAGTGGGTCGAAGAAAAACGAGGCTGGCACGAAACTGATTCACTTGTCACACTAACATTTGAAACTTACCAAGGGATCAGAGATGGGCACAAAGCTTGAAGTTCGTAATTATCAAATCGAAGAAGTCCGAGCCACGGAAGAAAACGGCGTTAGAAAAGTCGGCGGTTATGCGGCGATGTTCGATAAGTTAAGCGAAGATCTCGGCACCTTCGTACCTCTTAGAGAGAAGATTCAGCGCGGAGCATTCGCCGACTCCGTAGCGAACGGGGATATCCGAGCTTTCTGGAATCATAATCATGACATCGTACTAGGCAGAAATAAGAACCAAAGTTTAAGGCTGCATGAGGATTCTAAGGGGCTTTCTTTTGATCTTACTCTTGCAGATACGCAAGCAGGGAGAGATGCTTTCACATTAATCCAGCGCGGCGATGTGAGTGCAATGAGTTTCGGTTTTAGAGTTAGAAAAGATTCGTGGGATAGACCAAAGGATGCAAACTCTCCCGTAATACGAACCCTCTTAGACGTTGAGCTGCTTGAAGTATCTCCCGTCGCTTTCCCAGCATACCCACAAACAGAAGTTCAGGCTCGAAGTATCGATGAAGCACTCGTTCGCGCGAAGCTTGAAGCGCTTGATGCTGCTGATCTTGCTCTTGGAAAGCCGGTCGGAGAATTTAGAACCAGACTCGCGAAGGCAGCGCTTAGAGCTAAGTTCCAAATGGACACTTTATAATTTCCATATTGTGCGAATGTTAAGATCTAGATACTATCCGAATTAAACCGGGAAGGTTCGGCGTGCGTGACCGCACGGATAACCAGATCCCATTTCTACCCTCCAACCTCGCTGATGCGTGGTCACGGGAACACC